TACACTGCGGCTCCATTCGGCGTACACCCCGCGTCCAGCAGTGGGGCCAAAATCTTTTTCAAACATATCTCGAAGCTGCTCATTGTCTCGAACATTAAAAGCATCACCAAGCAGGTCTCCAACAACACCCCCGAACAAAGAACCCAATGTGGACAATCCCGGTACGCCTGGAATCGTGCCGAGTATCGAGCCGACAAAGCTGCCGACTTTTGTGGCCCTTCCGGTTATTCCGGTTTTGCCGAGAATATACCCGCCAATTCCGCCTGATTTGACGATATCAAAAGCTGTTCCCAGAACTTTCCCAACAACGTCCTTGACAGCATTGAAAGCGATTTTGCCGGTTTCCTTTATTGACTCAAAGAACCCAAGATGTTCGTATCTTGGGTCTCTTTTAACCTCAAGTTCGATTTCATCTCTCAGCCGATCAAGATCATCCTCATCAACGAAGTCATATGCCTTTTTTATGGCATCCACGACGCTGTCGATGACAGTATCCATAGCCCAGTCATCGAAGAAACCAGAGCCACGGATGTAATCGTAGCTTTCTTCTCTGTGAGCTTTGAGAAGCGCAGCGAACGGAGTGCGAACTGTCCCCTCAGCAAGACCTCTCACACCGGCACCGAGCAGAAGCCGGGTGTCTTTGTTTGAAAGCACCTCGCCTGTTTCAGCGGGTATGAACAGCTCAGGGCCTTTTTCACCGACGATATACGGTTTGCCTTTTTCCGCAGACCCACCCGACGCAAGCCAGTCTCCGATGATTGGCACCCAGTCCGGGATGATATCAATGCCACCGCCACCGCCTTTGAAGATATCAAGGATGGATTTCCACATGTTGTTTGCGGCCATCTCGGCCATGGCATCAATGAAGCTGTCAACCATTTTGTTTGTCAACCGCTCCCACATATCGCCGACAAAATCGAAGAAGTCCCTGTATTTTTCTTTCGATTTTTCGGTAAGCTCAGCGATGGCTTTTTCGTTTTCACGATACTGCTCTTGTATGTCAGCAAGCTGCGCCTTTGCGTTTGAAAGCTCAAAGGTGTACTTTCCGGTGAGCTGATTTGCCTTGGTGTAAAAATCAACTTTGGACTCAAGGTATTTTATCTGAGCCTGAAGCTCCGAAGATATGCGCCTTGCGTTGTTAAGCTCAGGCTCATAGTCATGAAATCCGTGTTTGATAGCTTTGCTGAAACTTTCAGAAAGCGCCCCCTGTATATTACCCGGAACAGATGACATAAACTTGTAAGTGGTCTCGCTTGCCCGGAACACTTCATACTGATAAGCTTTCATGTACGCGCGCACACCATCAAGCGCAGAACCAAATTTGCGAAGCCGCTCGACATCGAACATATCTTCCATGTACTGGGCGTATTTTCTATACACATCGCTGTCTTTTGTGATGTACTTTTCGATTTCAGCAAGCTCAAATTCGATGCGCTCCTTTTGCAAAGCTTTGAGCCTGGCAGTGGATATCAGCCCGGCTTTTGTCAGCTTTTCATACACAGGCTGCATGACAGAGGCTTTTTTTTCAAAAAGGGCCTTGTCGATCTCAAGGATTTTTCTGCTTTTCCATTCTTCAAAATCAATCTGATTCATGCCAAGGGCAACGTAAAGATCGTATTCAAGCTTGATCTGTCGTTCAATGAACTCCCTGTGCTCTGTTGTGTAGTTGCCAACTGTGCTGTAGTAATCCTGCCACATAGCAAGCTTGCTTTGATGATGGGCATTGAACAGTTGCAAAGTCTTTGCAGCCATCTTAGCGTCGAACGTATCTTCGATGTATTTGGCATATTTTTTGTACACATCGCTTTTTTTCCCACCTGGTACGAATTTTTCAAGCTGAGCAAGCTCAAATTCGATGCGCTCTTTTTGCAGGGCTTTGAGCCTGTCAGGTGATATCAGCCCGGCCCCTGTCAACTTTTCGTAGATGGGCTGCATGACAGAGGCTCTTTTTTCAAAAAGGGCCTTGTCTATTTCAAGGATTTTTCTGTTTTTCCATTCTTCAAAATCGATCTGATCCATTCCAAGGGCGATGTAGGCTTCGTACTCAAGCTCGATCTGCTCCTCGATAAGCCTTCTGTGGCGCACCGCGTAGTCTCCCATGGTGTTGTAGTAGTCCTGCCACATCGAAAGCTTTTCTTTGTTCTGCTTTTTGAATATTCTTAAACTTTCAGCAGCAGTTATCTTTTCGTTCATCGCCTCTATGGCCTCTGGTTTTATGCCAAGAAGCTCGCCCTTGCGGGTTCGATACCGGTTCATTTCGCTTAGCAGGTTTTTGTAGTATCTGAAAAGCTTATCAACGGTGATCCCCTGTGAGAGCAGTTTTTCATAGGATCTTAGGTCTTTTTTCGTCATGCCTGTTCTTTGCAGAGCATTTGATAGGGCCTCTGAATACAATATGTCTGTCTGTGCGCTGAAGGTGAGCTTTTCTACGAAATCCTCTCCAAACCCGGCCTGCCGCGCTTTGGCCGCTGTGACATCGATCATCTCCTGGCGGTATTTTTTGAGATTCTCTGTAAGCCACCCGTATTTTTTCAAGAAAGCTTCATGCTCTTTGAGCTTTTTTGTTGTCAAAATCCCGGAGCTTTCGAGGGCAGAGGATCTGAGCCTGTCGATCGATATGGCGAACTGTTCAAGGTCAGAAAGAATCCCGGCGTATTCCGGTCCAAGGATCGCTTTGTACTTCACAAGATGCTCTTTGATCGCACCAAGCTCTACCTCAACGGCTTTTTGCGGAAACAGCCCTGTGGTACCCTTAAGTCTGCCCCATACTGAACGCCTCTCGTTTGGACCGTAAAATAAAGACTTGCCCCTGCGTTCTTCTATTTTTTTTTCTATTTCTTTTTCTATTTTTTCAAGACTTTTTAGTGCTACTTTAACAGCAGGCCAAATCATCCATTTGGTTTCTGGACCAGCTTTCCTGTAACGCTTTTGTATTTCTTCAAGGTACTCTTTTGCAGCCAATCTTTCCCTGGTTTTTTCAAAAACAAACCTTGCTGTTGGTGATCCCTTAAATCCCTCAAGATCATCATCTGGGGTTATCAGCTCTGCAAGCTTATCAACAAATTTTCCCAAAGGTCCCGATGCGTTGAAAAGCTGCAGGAACCGCTGCTGAATTGCGTTTCCAAGCCGTGAGAACGCAGAGCCGACATTATCCTCTATCATCTCTGAGCGTTCGATCAACTCATCGGCAAGCCCGTGTATGTCGTTCTTTGCGATCTGAACAGCTTCTGAAAAGTCGACAAGCCCTGTTTTGACAAACGCAAGCACGGTTGGCATCAGTTTAAACGAATCCCGCATGGAAAGCCCCGCCTTTGCAAGTGCACCAAGGGCTTTTGTTTTATCTTCTATTGAGTCCTTTACATCTCCAAAGATCAAAGCCTGTTTGAAGCTCTCTGCACTTTGGGCCGAAGATGTGAACGTGTATGCAAGTGAGTCGATTTTTTTCTCAAGCTTGTCTCCCCAGTCGACAAACAGCTTTATGGCTGACACTATGTTCTGGATGACAAAGATGGTGGCCGCAATACCCGACATGGTGACAGCGGTCTTAACCCACCACTTGTTCATGAAATCACCGTATTCCTGAAGCGCATCGCCTGCGTTCTTTGCTGTTTTATCGATTTCTTTTATTTTGTTTCTTAAGACATCAAAGCTTCTTCCTGTTCTTTGCCCTCCGATCTTGTCAGTGAAATTTAGCAGATGTTGCAGGTATTGCTGGTTTGACACCTTGCCTTCCCTGAAGGCTTTCTGAAGATTTGCAAATTTTCTTCCAAAGCCGGATATGTCCGTTCTATCGATCGCACGCGCTGTGCTTGATAGCGCTCTTTCAAAGGACAGCATGCTTGCTTTGCTGTCCTTTGTCATCCTGGTTAAATTTGCATAGGAAGCGTTTAGCTGATCTGTGACCGCTTTCAATTTTTGCTGTTTTTTCTGAATGGCCTCGATCGTTTGCTTTGTATATTCAGCAACTCCGCCGCCGCCAAGAGCTTGCTTGATCGCGCGACTGTTCAACACAGAGCCTGTTTCAAACACAAAATCAGGCCCCATTGCGCCAAGAGCGCCTTTGTGTGTCAGAAATGTCTTCTTTGCACCCCTTGCGGCGACCTCGTAGTACTTTTGAAGAGCCTGTCTTTGCTTGTTTATTCTCTCTGTTTGAGATTTAAAAACCCTGTCTATCTCAGCGGCATCCCTTATCAGGTATCGTGTGGCAGATCTGACTGTTTTTTGAACTTCCCTTTGGGATTTGGAGATTTTATCTATCTGCTCTGTGTTTTTTTGAGTCAGCTTGACAGCTGCCTTTGACATCTCCTGGACATCGTGTTTAATTTTTTTGATCTCACGGCGCACCGCGCTTTCTTTGAAAACACTTCTTTGCAGCTTCTTGAAAGAGGAATCAATCTCCCTTGCCACACGCCTTGCCTCTTTTTCGATCTCCTTTAAGGCTTTTGTGGCAGGTCTTTTATCTATTGTGATGTTGAGAGTTGCCATCTACTGCCGCCGTTTGGACTTCTTTTTGCTCATCTCTCTGTGCTTCTCATGCTGAAGATGCACATATTCAGAATCGATGAACTGAATCCATTTGATGTATTCAAGGCGCTGCTCTGTTGAGTCGATCATATGTTCGTTCAACCACAACACTATTTCCGAGTATGCAATGTATCCCGCTGAAAAGCCTGTCATCTGGCGGCTTGTGTTAAGTTCAAGAAATGCCTGCCAGTAGGGAATCAGATCAGGAAAAATCTCAGGCTTTTCATCAAGTATCGCAGTTGCTTCAGCAAATCCCTCCTCCTCAAGCGATATGAACCATTCAAGACGGTTGCCTATTCTTGAGTGCCACTTGAGGAACTCTCTGAGTTTCCCTCCGCTTCCTCATCAAGCTCAGCGCGGAAGTAATCCATCTCGCTTGCGATCTCAACTATCTGATCACGGAAGTCCTTGTACGTATTGAGTATCCGAAGGCAATTCTCATATGAGTATGGAATCTCAACGCCGTCCTCTGCAAGGCCCTCCCAGTCGAGCACGATTGTTTTGGCAACCACTTTGTTTAGGATGGACTCCGATATGGCATCGCTTAAGGTCCCTCGCCTTATGGCCCGCCTGTGAGGTCTTTGCAACCGTGTAAGCTCTTTTTGGTATTCAGCATTTCCGATCCTGGCCAGCTTTATCCTCACACCCTCTCCGAAGTCATCGAACCAAACCCCTTCGATTTCTTTTTTGCTATCGACCAAGAACTCTTTTTTAAGATCCAGCATAAAAGTCTTTCCCCCGTTGTTAAATTTTGCCCCGATTTTTTTTTGTTTATTAAATCTGGAGCGAAGTTTGATCTGGCACGGGGCTACACCAGTGAATCATTTTCGCTCCAGACATTGCTATGCCGCGAACTTGTCGATCTGAATCGTGCAGTCATAGGTTTGATCCCGAAACGCAGTCCACGTGATATTTTCCATGATATCCGCGTTTGCCCCCGGCGTGTTCACAGTGTCAGCGGAGAATTTGACCCGATGAAATGTGAATATGTAAACGTTTCCAGCCGAGTCAGTCACTCTGAACGACAAAGACGTCTCCGTTCCGGCGATGTACTTCGCAAACAGGTCCTTGTTTTTGAAATACGCATCAAGCGTTCCTGTCACATCGCACTGCCCGACACCGATGTCGCAGTTTCCGAGCTGACCAATGGAATCAAGCCCTCGCAGGTTGTTGTTTACGTTGAAATCGATTCCGCGCACAAGGCAGCTTGAAACCGCTGTGTTGTCCTCAAGAATGTTGGCAACATTTGCCACAGCGTTCATGACTCTGTTTGAGTTCGCGGACACAACGGATCCAGAGGACATGGAGCTGGTTGCGACAGAGCAGGCTTTTCCGATGAAATCAAACGAGCCGGTCAGGATGCTGTTCGCCTGAACCGACACGGACATCTGGTTTACCATCATGCCTGCAAACGCGAAGTAAACATTGGGTGAAAGATCGGTGTGTTTTCGTTCAATGGAATAGCTGTGCTCGGTTGTGCCGTTTCGCAGCATCGACCCTTTGATTGTGACTCCACCAGATGGATCGCTCTCGCCGGTTGCGGGCGCAGGGGTCACATCAAGGGTGCCATTGGCAGCAGATGTCACCATGTAAAACCCATTGTTCGCTCCGCTGTCGGTCTCAAATCCCGCAACCTTGATCCACTGGCCAGCAGATACGTTTGAGAACGCCCCTGAAACAGATGATGTGAACCTGGAGTTTGATTTGTCTGCTGAGATGGTCGCAAGGCTTATATTTAAATCAGCCGACCAGTCGCTCATAAGAGCGCCTTCCATGAAATCATCGAACGATCCGTAGGAGAGCTCGAAACTAAGCTCGCCGGTAGCGTCGGCTCCTGCCTGAATCAAATCTGTGATTTGTCGATCAGACCGAATCTCAGCGCTTGAAATGTAATCGATGTTGTAACCGAGGGATTCCCCGGTCATGCGGATTTCGTTCAAATTGCGTGTGCTTGGAGTTACACCCCAGGAGTCCTCCTCGCAGTAACGCACTTGAACTCTGTTGGTATCAGACATTTTAGCCTCCTTTGGACTGCCGTCCGGCCTTCAAAGGAGGCTCGCTGAATTTATCTATAACCTTCGCCCCATTTGCGTCTTTCAGAAAGACTACAAACTCTTTGCATCTCGGGCATCTGACTTCAATAGCGTATGTGCCAATGGCTTTGAAAAGAAGCTTTGCGCAATTCCAGCATCGCCTCTCCTCAAGTTTCTTTTTGGTTTCCATTTTACATTTCATTTTGGGAAAAGTCACGCAAAATTTTTTTGTTTCTTCATCTTTTTTCCTTTCTTCTTTTTGCTTTTCATGTTTACGGGAACCTGCTTGACAGCCATGAAATCAAGCCCGCAGCTTTTGAAAACATTGCGCACCTCTGCCATAATACGGCCAGACTCCTCTTTGTTGAGCTTGAGAAGTGGGCTTGCGAGTTGATTAAGCGTTCCCATGGCGTTTTTAAATTGCAGAGAGCCCAAGTGAAAAATGCAGTAGGACAGCGCCTCTGGCATGTAGGAATGCACAAACTGCGCTCCCATGGTTTGGGTTTTTTGCTCAAACTGCATATACTCTTTGATGTAGGCTTGCGCTCCGTTTGCAATCATCTCCGCATTTCCCGTCAAAACGCCATGTTCGCAGATGGCAAAGGCTATATCGATATTGTTTATCCCCTCCATTGCGGATGTCGCCATATCGATCCAGCGCTTTGCATCTGATGGGCGACCAAGCTGCGCCTGGTATGCGCGGATCATAGAGAAGTAAATCGATTGATCAAACGGAAGACTTTTTTTGTCCATTTCATCTTTAAGTGCCCCGTACCGCTCTCCGTACTCAACCATTTTTTGCCAATCCCCGGCAGCCCCGTAAGCCTGGCTAAGATAAAACAACGCTTCGTAATCTTCCGGATTTGCTTCGATTCGCTTCTTTAAAAGCCCGATCCTGCGGACCTCTTTTTCTTTCATCTTCGCTTCATCAAGGTCATATCCATAGTGCTTGTAGTGAACAACATCACAGTAGCACGGCACTCCCTCGTACTTTGCCTGGTTGTGCACGATCCCTTCGTAGTGTACGCTTCCTTTCCTGAAGATTTTCGTTGGATTAAACTGCATCTTGACTTTGCCGGAGTGCATATCTTTCATGGTAACGGTGATGGCGTTTATCTCATCAGGCACAGCGGCAAGCCAGTTTCTAAGCTCATCCACATTGCCGCAAAGCTCCTCGTCAGCGTCTATGAAAAGAAGCCAGTCTCCTGTGCTGTACTCGATAGATTGATTTCTGTGCTTGCTGAAGTTCCCTTGCCACGGGTGATGGTGAACGTATGCGCCGTAAGATTTCGCTATCTCAACCGTGCGATCGGTTGAGCCTGTGTCTATGATGACAATCTCATCTGCGATCGGCTTGACTGAATCAAGACAACGCGGCAACATCGCCTCTTCGTTTTTAACGATCATGCAAACAGAGATTTTCTCTTCTCTTTTCTCTTTTTCGTACCCAACGACCCCTTTTGTATCAATGCTGAAAAGTTTTTTCCTGTCGTAGATGTGGTAACAGAAAAGCCCCGGCATGATCCATGTTTCATAGCCAGCAGCGATAAGCTTGTTGTAGTAATCGTTGTCAACACCAAGAAACCCGTTTTTAAACCCCCCTGCATCCTGCCAGGCTTTCTTGTGGGTTAGAATAAAAAACCCGGAAAACGGAATGCCGATTTTGGGCTTAACCAGCCTGTTTCCTGCGATGGAGTAAAGCCCGTTTGAAAACTCAATCAATGTTTTGATGTCATCGATGTCGTTGGGCGGTCGCCTCCTCTGGTCAGGGCAGTAGATTCTGTTGGTAACTGCACTGATCCAACCCGCCCTGTGGCCCTTTTCTTTTATTGCGTCAATGCACATGGAATGCCATTGCGGGCGAAGTATCAGAATGTCATGGTCGATAAAAAGCACCCAGTCCTTGGCTTTTTCCATACAGTCGTTGTAGTGGGCACCCAGGTTTCCGTCGTGCCTGTATGGAACGATCACTTCGATGGTCGGCTCATCTGAGAAAAGATCACGGATCTTATACCCATGATTTGCGATCCATGTTCGTGTCGCTTTGTCGCGCGTCATATCTGTTGTCATGGCATCGACAATGCTTCCAAAGTCAATGCAGTGAACTTTAAAGCCCTCCTTCCACAGACGCGCTGCCACTGCTCTTGAAGCCTGCCCTGCGGCAAGGATGACCACCCTGGGTGGTGTTGCTGATTTAAGAGCTTCGATTATCTCAGGGTACCACTTGTTGATTTCGCTGTAGGCGTTTTTGCTGGGGGTTTCGATCATGTAATCGATTGGCCCGAACATTTTCTCCATGGAAGCCTGTGGATTGCATCCGATGAACATTTTTCTGTGCGGGCGGATATATTTCTCGATGAAGCCTTTAAGCGCATCTCCACGGAAAACCCCAAGATAGTGAAAAAGGATCGGGTTTAGAAAAGCACGCTGCTGATCTCCGATAACAGATCGCAGCATTGTTTTAAGCTGCTCTGTGTTTTCAAACGGAGCGAAGCTGCCCCTTTTCATCCCAGGCTCAAGGTCCCATCCGATGCTTGCAGCGACAAAAAAATTTGGGTCCTTTATTTGAAGCGCCTCTGTAAGCTCCTTTGCAAGCTCAGGTGTCCATTTCGTCCAGTTGTTGCCGTAAAAATTTTTTCTGTCCTGCTGTTTTTTGGCAGCGATCATGATGTCGTTGTCACCGAACCGGGAAAAAAACACCCTGTCCTGTGTTTCAAGTGCTTCTTTAAGCAGTTTTAGGCTCTCATCGATGCTCAGTGCTTTCACAAAAAAAATCCTCCTTCAAAACGTGATGTTTGACCATCCGGTCTGCTTGGTTATTTGTTCAAGAAAACAAAGAAGCCTTCTGTTGTATATCTCAGCAAGCTCAAGGCCCTTTGGAATCGGAAAACCGTTTCTTGCGGCAAGAGATTTGGCAACCTCCATTGGATCCCTGAAACAGCAGAAAAAATGCGGATTTTCGATATACGGCAGGTAAAGCTTAACGGTGAGCGTTGTGCGCGGATCTTTCCAGCCCCAAAGCTTTGATTTTTTCCTGTCAACAAGGCTTTTTATCTCCGGAGCCAGCCTTTTTCCAATGTTAAGGATTGTGTTTTCAGGTGGCGGTAAATCCCATGAACCGCCGGCTGCGGCCAGAATTTTTTTGTTCAGGTTCATGAAATCGATATCTTCAAAATGCCCAAAGATATTGCTCGAATCAGCGCCAAGAAGATTGTTGCCCATTTTGACGTTGGCCTTTTTAAGACCACCCGCGCAAAGAGAAGTCGCTGATCTGTGCATACCAAGGACAATGATACATTTGCTCATCAGATCTCATCCCTCCAGCAGTAAAAACTTATTATCCATCTTGTGTAGCCCTCGACCTCAAACTTGTCCGGGCCGGAAAAGCCCCGCACTGTGATACCATCGAAAGCCTGACCCTTAAAAATCGAAATGATGGAATCTGCGTACTGGGATAAGGTGATCGTTCCGCTTCCAGACGGGACGTTTATTTCAACCTGGATGATATCCTCGCTTCTGAAACAGTTGTTTGTGGCCCCCACCGTTACTTGCTGTGTGATGCCGGGGATGATTTTAAGCTCAACAAACGCCTGGTTTTGGGAAGGGCGGTAGGTTGTGTCCTCAAAAACAATCGGTGTTGTCGCCCAGTTGTCTTTAAGCCGCTGCTCTACTGATTTTCTAAAAGAATCGTAGCCCATTTACCGTATCAATTTAAGACCAGAGGCAAGAAGGCTTTCCAGAAGGACAGCCCCTTTTCTGAAAATTGCCCGTGGTCTTGTGTTTGTTTCTGGATCCCCGAACTCAACCTTGTCTGCGTAAAGAACCGAGTTTGAGATGACGATCTTTTTAAGCTTATCGATTTCACGAAGCTTGCCTGTTTGCTCTTCCACAACCGTGTTTTTCATCTCAAGGGCTTCGCCGGCAGTGGCTTTTCTTCTCATTTTCTGTCTTTTCCAGCCCATGTAACCATCAATCCCGGGAGTTTTTGTTTTATCGATCCTGTTTATTCCAATCCGTTGACTTGAAACATAGTGACCGGACCAGACAGGAGACCACCGAACCATCTCTTTGAAATTTTTCTCCGTGGCCTCAGTTATTGCTGAGTTGATCTTTTTATCAAGCAGATCGATGTCATCACGAAGCTGCTTGTTGAATATTTGAGTTGCTCTCACAGCCCTGTTCTCCTTACATGAAGTATCCACAGCGCTTGAGCGGGATCGTATGACACGCCCTGGACGTTTCTTATGACCCCGGACTTGGTTATGGTGTCTGTTTCTTTTGGTGTCACAGTTAGATGTTTGTACGGGATCAGGGCCTTTTCATCGTTTGGAAGAACTTTTTCACCATCGATTTCCTGCGAGGAGAACTTGACAAACAGCATTTTGGAAACCGTGTAGTCAGCTCCCCCTGTTTCGGTCTGGCCGGTTGCCGGTGACCACCCGAAAGTTCCTGCGCTGTGATATGTTGCATTTGTTGTGACAATGTCGCCAAGCGCATCAAAAGCCGCCTCAACAGAGCTTCTTATTGCAGCAGTGAGTCCCATTTCACATCAAAACAAGTGCTCTTATAGGGTTTTTGACTTTCTTGCCGTAGTGACGAACCATAAGCCAAACAGAGGGCGGGATGGTTCGTTTCCGATCGTATTTGTCAACCGCTATGTCCACATCGCCTGAGCCAACCACAATGCGCTTAAACCCCTTGGTGTCTGGGTCCGCTGTTCTGTCCTCCGCGATCAGACACCTTGCAAATTCTGCTGTTGCGTTTTTAAGAAAATCAGGGATCTGTGTGTGATCGATGTCATCCCCATCAAGATCGACAACCCCCGTTCTTGGCCATCGCAAAGCCTGGGTGGTTGTGTATTTCCAGCCATCCCAGTCGATCAGATCATCAAGCAAACGAGTCGCCCACATCAATGCCATCTCTTTTGTTGATGTGATAGCGTTGTCCCAGTCATCTGTGTGCAGCCGCTTTTCGTGATATGTATTCGCATCATCAACAGAGCAGTAGCTGTTGGCGTTGTCCTTTGCGGTTCCGTCCTCTACGATCATGGCAACCATGGCGAATCACACTCCGGTTTCTAGTATCTGTATGTCACATGCAACTTGCCCGCTGCGCTTATCTGGGTTGCTTTGAAATTCTTTATGTCGTTTGGATTTTTCAAGGTCAGGCTTCCGCCACTTGCAAGCTTATGCCCTGTGTTTGTTGCAACGGCTGTCCCATCAAGCGTGTAGCGGATATCGTTGTCCTCAAGCGTCATGAACACTTCACGGCAAAGCTTGTTTTCCCCTTCACCCGCAGGGCTGACATATTTTGCTGTAAGTGTATGCTGACCCGTTGCGATTGTTATGATTTCATACACACCCGCAGGGTACTCTGTATCGATTACAAGGCTCATTTTTTATCTCTCCGTTTTTAAGAGACTATTCAGCCGATTCAGTTTTATTTTCAGACTTCTTTTTGCGATCAAGCTCCGCTGCTTTGATAGCGGCCAGCATCTCGGATCTTTTCATATCGCTTGTCACATTCGCCTCTGGATAAAACTCCGAGGCATATGTAAAAATCGTCTGCTTGCTGTCGAATATTCTCGGCATTGGAGGTATTCCATCGCTTTCTTCGACTTTTGCGACGTCATCTTTTGCGATCTCCTCGCTTCCATCGACTTGTGAATCATCATCGATGCTGACCCCGAACTGATCTTTTATCTCCTTGCTTATGATCTTTTGGACCTGCTTTGCTTTCTCTTTTTCAAAGTCTTTTATCTTTTTTGTCCTGGCCTCGTCCTCTTCGGTCCAGAGCGTGTGGATGTTCGGGTTGAAATCCGACTCATTGATGATGATATAGCTTAAATCGGTCCGCTTGATCTTGACCGTTGGAACTGTTTTCATGTGAAAACCTCCTTGTGTTTTCAGTTTAAAGCCCCGTTAGACACCGTTAGGTTGACAGCGCCACAGAACCGATATTTTCAACGATTACAAACCTTGTGGTTGAGATGCCGAACAGAACAAGTGTCTCATCCTTGGCATTGAAGGTCGCTTTGTCGTTTGTTCCATCAAAGGTGCCAGCGGATAGTTGAACCACATTTCCGGCAGTTCCACTGTCCTGCTGTGTTATGACAAGAAACCTTCCCTTTGCAGGAGCGGCTATCGTCAGCGTAATAGCGGTTGCCGGGGTTGCGCTGTTGATTTCAACATACGAATCGTTTGGATCGATGGTTGCCGTTGACGTGTAAACAGATGGGCTGCCAAACAGCCCGTCAAAGGTAATCTTCGGCGCACTTGTTCCACCGATGTCAGGCGGTGATGCAAAAAGATTAGCCAGCGTGATAAGTGCAGGGGCAGTTCCGCTTGCCGGGATCTGTTCGATGTAGTCTGAATCTGTCGGCGTGGTTACGACATCCCCTGATCTTACTCGATTGGCTGCTTGAGGATAAAGTCGAATATCCATGACATTTTCTCCTTAATATAAAGGGCTGAGAACCACCTGTTCGCAGCCCTTTTTTCACTTGTTAATCAACCTGCTATGCTCCCCATACGCGGCACGCCAGCTCAGCGCGCACAAGCTGAACACCATACAGGATGTCATAGGAAAACCTGGTTCGCTTGTGCTCACGGGAAACCTCAAGCCGAAGCGCAATGCCTGAGATTGGATCTCCCGCAGCAACAATCTGATTGCCAAGCCCCTCGCCTATGTCAGCCAGCGGACGGGAAGCAAACGCGAAAGCATCCCGATGAAACGCCAGGTTTTGCGCGTAAGCAGTCGATGCCGTTCCCTTGAAGGTGATGGCCGAGCTTTTCGACCAGGCAACCTTTGCAGCTGGGCTGAACGACAGGGTGCTTCCGGTTGCGTTTGTGCAGACGTACACCTGAGAATCCCCTGCAACCGTGAACTGATCACCGATTGCAGTTATCCCCGATCCGCCTGTTATTGCGATCGAGGTTGCTCCGACGGTCTGGGTGGCGTTGGTAACCCAGCTTCCGGTCCGGGTGCCGCAAGTGTGCTCAGGGATGTTTTGATCCAGAAAGAAATCAAACCCAAGCTTTCTGTTGAGCTTTCCTTCCTGGATGGCGTCGATATCCCCGGAGAAGCTCATATCTGTGAACGCTCTTAAACCAAGGGCGTTTGCCTCGGCGTCAGCATTGAAGACGAATCGGCGATCATCGAGAGGCGCAAGCTGATTGTTTAGGACTTTGCGCGCCTCGGTCGCCTCAGCGGTTGAGGATGCGAAAGGATCTGTCCCCGGCGTACCAGCAAAGCCATAAACCGATTTGTAAAGGGCAAGAATGTCCGAATCCACCTGGTTTGCAAGCGCCTTGATGGCCTCTTGTGCTTGTTTGGGCAGATAGCCTTCCTGGATTTCCAGCATCTCTTTGTCGGTCAAATGAAACGGTGCTTCGTACCAGTTATTAAGTGAAATGCTGACCTTAGTCGGTGCGAGGTCGCCGGTTGTAGCCGGTGTGTTTGAGGGAACCACAGCCTTTGCGCTTATCGCAGAGGGCACCGGAATGGTGATGGTGTCTCCCTGCTCGGCTGCAAGCAAGCTGTACTGAGAGTTTACCAAACGCGGCATGATCGCATTTTGCCGCAGGCAAACAAGCCCCTGGGCCAGAAGTTGAGGAATTGCGTTTGTTAGCGTGTTACTCATTTATATTGCCTCCTTGTGTTTTCCCGGCCCTCAAGGAGGCTCTTTTGATTTTTTACTTGTTTTTAAATTACTTTGATTTTTCCGGATGCAATGTCGTTTATGTGTTTGGAAAATGCCTCCATATCACCGCGCCTGATCGTTTTCCCCGGGATGTGTTCGCTTCCGCTGATCCCTGGGCCTCCACCTGGCTGGCCTTTTAATATTTCATGCTTTTTGGGATGCTTCTCTATCAGGGTTCCGATTGCCTCATCGAAATCCGCAGGCTCTCCGATTTTTTCCCTTGAAAGAATCATCTCCCCGTTGTCATCGTAGCCGATCACGCGCAGCTTGCCATTTTGGTTCTCAACCTTGAAATTTTTACCAAAGTAACTTGCGGCAAGCTCAGGAAAAAGCGTAGTCTTTTTGTTTTCCCCGGAAAACCACGGGCTGGTCTGAAACTTTTCAGACACCATCATCTGAAAGATCGATGTGTCTTTTTCTTTAAGCTGACCTTTTAAGCTTTCGATTTCGTCTTCAAATGCTTTTTTAAGCGCCTTTTCTTTCTCCTCCACCTGCTCTGCGTACTGTTTTTTAAGCTCTTCGACTTTACCAGCATCGATCAGCTTTTTCTCATCAAGGTTTTTCACCGTCTCAAGCGCTTTTTTCGCAGCCTCGACATCATCGATGCCATCAAAGGTCTTAAGTTTCTCCTCATACTCTTTGATTTTAAGCCTTCGCTTTTTTCCTTCTTCGTTCAACTCCGAAATTTTGGCCATCGCAGCCGGAGCGTCGAACGCGATCTCTTTCCCGTCCTCATACACATAGACCGGTTTTCCATCCTGCAACACGACATTGCCATTGTCATCCAATTTCAACTTCATGGCTTCGCGCCTCCTTTTTCGGCTTCACGCCGCTGTGGATTTATTGTGTTTTTTTTGTGTTTCCAAATTAGTTTCTTGTTTTGGAAATTTATTGTTGACTTTTTATGTTGCCCAAAGAAAAATATTATGTCAATACAATTTTGTAACTTTTTTTGGAAAAAATTACAAAATTGTAAGCAAACAAAGA